TCATCCTTTGCATATGTTGTCTGTTTGTGAAGCATTTCTTTGTGCACTTCCATCTCATGATTGTGCTCTTCTTGGGCTTCTCCAAGATCGGTGTTGTCAGACTGTGCCGTGTAAGAATTTACCATAAAGTCTCCAACTAAATTCACATACTTTGTGCCATAAGGCTCGTACTGAACTCCTTGAGTCAGTTCTTGAGGTCCAACTCCAATTGCTGGACCTACACACGGCTCAATAGTAGTCTCTTCATGCCATTCATTCCACGAATTGATTACACACATTCCAGTAAGGTTTCCATTAGGGTGTCTAGCACCACTTCTTTGAATCAAATTCTCCAAGTGAAGCTTGAACAGCGATCCCTTATCATACCCACTGAGCGCTCTATCTAGAGCAATGTGGTCCTCTTCCAGTCTCACACCACGGTCGTTATAACCTGGTGAAATAGTTGGGAAAGTCTCAATACGTGGAGCGAGGGCTCGATATTGTTGGATTCTGTCGTGATATTCTCGAATCGCAGACACGTCTGCTTTAGTACTGCCTCCGACTGTTTGACCATATACGTCGTAGGCTGTGATTGCACCCATTTTGTCTTGAATGTCATCTGGCAATGTCTTAGCAGAACCAAAAATGTAGTCACCGACAATGAAAGCGCCAGCATAACTTGTTCCGGGATATGACGGATTTGAAAAAACGTCATTAATTTCGTCACAAATTGCTCGCTTGAATGCGTCAGGCATGCTTCTAAACAAGTACAAGTAGATGACAGGCTTCGAATTCACTCCGTTGCTGTCTATTCTAAACAAATATCTGTCTGGGTGAGTGTACGCTGCTTTCAGCTTGGACATGTCAGCTCTTACTCTGTCACGAACACCGGTGGTCCAATTATAACCATTACCGATGTCCTTGAGTGTAGCTGTTTCGTAATGAATACATGCTCTCATGCTACCGTGTGCAGTGTCACCACATTCTTGTATGACTGCTTCCTGGAATTGAATATCAGTTCTGCTTCCATTACCCCACCAAGAACAAACCACAAAAGTGATTCCGGCTTTGAGCATAGTGTCAAATTGTTTTCTGACTACATCACGCTCTCTGTCATTGTATTCTTCTCCAGCAGGGTTTCTTTCGAGAACTAACGGTAGGTGCGGTGAAGGATTTCCATTGACGTCAGTTAAAAATTTTCTGACGTATCCTTCATTGTTGTTGAAATCTGGTACGTGCCACCCATAATAATACACGCCCATTTCGAACCCAGTCTTAGTTGGGTTTCCAGGGTGTGGGTAGACCTCTACTGAAGCTGGAGGAACGGGTGTAGGGACTGTAAGCCCGGTATCTTCAATCATTTGTATCCTATCCAACGTTCGGCTATGTGGAATGTTAAACTGCAAATCTTTGCTAGCTTTAATTCGAACCAAAACGTCTACAAATGTTTCAGATGTGGGGCTGGGTCTCTGCAAATTGTTCGCTACAGATACAACTAAGACACCGTTGTGATAATTCAAATTCGGACTTTCTCCAGGTACAAATGGGTTTTTGTCAGACCCACAAATCTTGAGATAGTTTCTGTCTGAACTCCAACCAACGGAAATTCCATGTTGCGTAGTTTCAGTAATATCAAAAATTTCTCTCTGAGTAACATTGTATTCGTTTTTACCACTAGTCCCGTGAGGCTCAACCCTTACGGACAATTTACCTCTATGAAACTTTGAGCAAATAATGTCTAGCTCGTATTCCATAGTGCCTCTCCAATGTTGGAAGAAAGTGGACATATAGCCGCATGGCGGCAAATCTACCTTACCGTCATCTGGGAAAGTACTCCTAATGTACGGTGTGACAGGTATACGAAGCAACTCAGTGTCTGTATCGTCATTTATGTCCCATCTGAATCTTGTCAGTAGACACTCATGATTAACTATTTCTGGAATGGTCATTTCACTAGCACTAGAAACTCCTACGACAGCAGGGTCTATGGTAGTTTCATTCTTACAATCTAAGGTCAGTTTTGCTGACGTATCAAAATCGTTAGTTGGTGCTAGTGTACCAAATTTAGTAGTTTTGACTATGGACATACCAGGTCCAACGTTAGGCTTTGAAAAACCAAAAACTTGAGCAATGTCCCCAACAGCCCTAGAGACTTCTTCAGTCGCTCTAGCATAAGGTCCAATAATTGGTGCATTCTTGAGCTTTCCAGCTATGTTTCCAACAGCTGTAGCAGCTCTAGACACTACTCTTTTGTTTTCTGACTGAAACTCAGCAATCGTAGTCTCAGTAGTTTGGTATAATTCTAAGTTTTCCAAGTGAGCCATAATGACCACGTTCACGTATGGAACTTCACCATTACTGTGGCGCAAGTCAGAAACACCAATGAAGTTTAACACTCCTAATTGTTGCCACTCCTTGTTTGGAATGTTAACTGCGTTTTTGGGCCAAATAAACGGAATCTCCAATGTACCACCACTTGAATTAGTGGGGTCAATGTAAATGTGTGGTCGCTGTGAAATTCGACACAAACGATCGTCTATATTCGCTGGTCTGAAATTGTCTTTAGTATGTAAAGGATTGTAATAAAACATTCCTCTGCCAGACAAATAGGGCGAACCATTAGTGATAAACTCTAAAACTAGTTTAGCTTTCATCATTTTAAAATTCGCAAGTTTGCGAGCGACTGTAGGTGTAGACAAGATTTCCTCCCAAGGATTTATCTCGTCAAAATTCCATAGAGGACCACTCCAAGAAAGCTCTGCTATCTTGACTGGTCTCATAGGAAAATCTGTTAATGTCAAATCTGGTTGTTTCGCAGCCATCATAGATGGGTCAGACCCGATGTCCGCTTTTTGAATAAAACCTGTATTAGTGATATTAAAATCAATATTTTGTTGTTGTTTGTTTTCAGTAAGCTCTCTTATCCATTCTGGGTTGCTCAGCTCATTGCTTCCCGGATCTTGTGCGCTACCGGCTACTTTATGCCAACCGTAAAAAAACACGGTGAGCAGTAGAATTCTCTTCATCAGAGACGCGGTTAGAGATGTGTGCCTTCTTCGACTGGGCGCAGCACGAATAGCCAGTCTGTGGTAATCAACAACATCTCCTCTTGGTTCTTCTCCGTGGACACTGACCAAGTGTAAAGTGCCTTCGGTTGTAGGGCCCGAAGGTGTACCCTGTTCGATCATAAGCATCAGCTCTTCCATTTTGCGAGCTCCATGATGTTGAATCCTAGCCATCCACTGATGATCGTATGCTTTAGCTGCCTTCTCATATTGAAGTGCAACTTCTTCAAACTGCAAACACAATTCTCTTATGTCAGTTCGAATGGATTCATAGTCCGGATATTTTTCCTTGTCCGCATACCTGCTGCGGAAAAAATAAAACATCTCATCGTTCGACCAAGGAAAAAATTCTTCAACCAAGTCAAACACTTCGATAATTTGATGATGCTTTGTGCCTCCGTCAATTGGATTTGGATTCCTACGTCTAATGTACCAGTCTATCAGCGGAAACCTCCACCTCCTTGTAGCGTGGTCTAACATTTTGACTTGCAAGAGACTCGAGGGCCATATCCCCGTAACAAAAAGGTACGCAAAAGCTCTCCAAAACTTTTTAGGGTCATTGAGTGCTTTTACTATCCAGTGCTCCCTTTTGAACCATCTGGTGTACCATCGAAAATGGAACAAAGACCAAATGTACATGAACTTGTTTCCAATAAACCTGTTCCAAAAAGTGTCCATCCAAATGAGGAGGGAGAAATTATAGAAAAAGAAGCATCCAGCATACATTTCTTGCCATGCCATTTGTGCTTCCTGTAAATTCCTTACGGCTTTTTGTTTGAAAGTCTTCCAAGTGTAGGTACTCATTTTCCGTTTCGTCTTCTTCTTTTTGTCTCTTTGTTTCTTACGCTTAGGCTTTGGATTCGGTCCTTCGACAATGTCGTTATCCGACTGGAACGTACACTCGCTTTCCGAGTCTAGTTCAACCTTTCCATGACGCAAGAATGTCACCCAATGTTTAGGTGCTTGACACGCAGCTATGACTTCCTCCAAATGAGGTTTGTCACGCAAATGGTAACTTCTGTGCAACCTACTTTGTGTGTACATGAACCTCAGAATCTGATATTCATAAGAAAAGTCATGATTGTACATTTTCAAATTATACTTTTCCTTCATCCTCCTAGCAAACTCCATAAAATCGTCGTACTCTTCCTTAGTGTATAGTGTCATCTCGTCAGCGACAGAGGCAAACATTTGGCCTAACTGTGCTGTTCTCTCTTCCTTCTTAGAAGGTAAGATAAACAGCAAACTCTTAAGAAGAGAGGATTTGTCCAATCTACCAACATAACAATTTCTCAGAGGGCAGAAATATTCTGACCTCTTCAAAAAGTCATGTTCACTCCTTTTTTGAAATTCAGTTGGCTCTGAGTCTTTGTCAGCCATTGTGATAGTGATATTCCACTCTGCAAGTTTCTTCTGCAACTTAACAAAATTGAACCATTTGTACTCTTTGTGAACAGTCGAGTCCAGGTCATCACCCATGTGAATGGAAACCCAAGCTTCGATTACTTCATCAGAATTCAAGCTTTTTCCCTCATCTTCAGCAATAGCGATCATTGCCGCGCGAACCACATCTTTACCAGCAGCAGAACCAATAGCAGAAGTGGCACCATTCCCAGAAGTATGGGTAAAGTTGAGTTTGACCAATGCTCCATTAAGAGCGCAAACTGGCGCAACTTGTTCTTCGGCAATGGCTTCCATTACTCGAATTTCTTCTTCACTGAAGCCCATGCGCCTAGATATATGGAAATGTTTCCTCCATTGATTGCGCATTAAACTCTGAGGGAGTGTCTTGTCGAATGCTTTGAAGTCTAAAAGAATACCATTACAATCTAGATAGTTTTCACCATCAATCAAATGGTGGTGAATGCGGTCTTGATCATAACTTGCAGGATCCAAAGATATTGCACTATTGACTCCAAAAGGGTTCGTATACAGAAAACTGCAACTAGCTGTGTAATACATATTAAACGCAATAACAGCATCCATTGGCAAAGCACTAAAAGCTCGAGTACGAAATTCTTCTGCTTTCTTTATCTTGATCGCTTCGTCCTTTAGACAAAACTTGAATATAGTATCGGTAGTTTTACCACGTTTGTAAACTTCAATTTTTTCCAAAACGTCTTTTTCGACATAATCACATAAGACGTATGGATATTTTTTGTTCACAACATGGTCTCCTTTCTTCCCACCGTACTTGATTCCGGCTGATGTAGACATTTTAGCTCCATTAGCGGCCTTGACGCCTGGAAGCCCGTTCAATGCCTCATCAATAGTCAACACTCTAGTCAACACATCGTCATCTTGAAGGTAGTCATCCAACAATCTGTCAATCTCCAGAATGGAAGCATTGTATGCTCTCTCTAGATAAGATTGTGGAATCTTGCACTCACATATATTCAGCTCATTGATCAAATTTACCCATGGACATTTGAACTCACCATTGACTGTTGAACCTTTTGATGGTGGAACTACGTAAGGGTTTTCAGAAACACCGAAAAACTCCAAAACTTCTTTAGCCATAGGAGTTTCGACTGTTGAAAACTTAGTATTGCCATTTCTCCCAATATCTCCAAAAATTTCAACTGCAGTGTAAGTAGAAAAGTTGTTGCACGCATTCATAGGATGCAAATTCTTGTCTCTCACATTGTTGGAATGGAACTCATATGTATCAGATGTATCCACTTGAGCATAATAACTGTTCTCAATCAATTTCGTCACAGCTTCTTCAACTTCGTGTCTCAAAATTGGACATATCTTGGGATTTCCTTCACTGTCTGCAGCGTTGTGTGTTCCTATAATATAATGTGGTTTTGAGCTAGAATAAATCGTAGCTCCACACAATCCTTTTACAGGAACCAACCCTTCATACCGAGCAGTATAACCTTCGATTCTAGCTCGATAGATTTCTTCGCCGCTCTGGTCTTTAAGTGTGCACTGATAACTTTCGTTCTCTATGTCATAAACATTGTACCTATGTTTCTTCCAATCACTCTTATCAAAAGTAATGATGTTTGCAGAATACACAGGAGTGTCTAACATTGTCTCTCCGTAAAATTTTGTCAGGTCTCTTTTACCAAAAGATCTGACGTCAGTCAAGTGCAACACAACATTTTCCTGTCCCAAATTTTGCCAGATTTGCCTTCCATTGACAACCCTCTTGTCAAAAATGACCTCATCTTTATGATGAGCATTGTAGAAAATTTCTAGAGTGAAAACCTCGCCCACTGTCATAAAAACATGGCGGGGAATACGTAACACGCGTTCTTTCACAAAGGAACCTTCACAACGACTCACATTACCTTCTTTGTCTGAAACACAGATTAGTACTGAGCCTTTGGCTAAATGTCCGCAAAAATCTTCCGTGGATATAGTAGCTGTAGTTTCATTGAAAGGTAGAATTTTCCTGTTTTGCAAATATGGATCTGGTCTTTTTCTTTCTTCAATCATCTGTTCATTTGATTGGAACGCTCCTTCTTTATCCTCCGACTTGAGCTCTGCTGCACTAGTGGAGGCAGTTTTACTCGAGGACAAGAGCCATTTATATGTTCCGTAAATCATAAAAGCAGCACTGAAATAAGTCTTAGTAGACTCAATAATGTCAGAAATGTCAGTAATGCTAGCTGACACTCGATGATACAAGCGATGCATCCTGTGAATGGAGATCGAATTTGCAAGCATCTCTTGAATGAGATACCTAGAGTAATCTATAAGCATTCTGACTTCAACATAAAAAAGACCAATTCCTACCAGAGTTCCAAGGAACCCAAAAAAGAATGATAACA